CATGAGTAAATTAACAGCAAAGCAAAAGAAATTCTGCGATGAATATCTCATTGATCTTAATGCAACACAGGCAGCGATAAGGGCAGGCTATAGCGAAAAAACAGCATACGCAATAGGGGTAGAGAACTTGAGAAAACCTCAAATTGTGGATGAGATAGAATGCAAACAGTCAGAAATACGCAATAGAAACGCAATAACGGTGGATTTTGTCGTTAACGGGATAAAAGCAATAGCTGAGGGTGGAGAGCACGAGAACAACCGCTTAAAAGCGTTTGACTTGTTGGCTAAGCACGTAGGAGCGTATGAGAAGGACAATGAACAATCAAAACCGGAAACCATTGTCGTGGTTGAGAGGAAGATCATCAAGTGAGAACACTATCAATCGACACCCCATCAGTATTTGAGCCTCTACTCAGTGAAGCAAGGTACAAAGGCGCGAAAGGCGGGAGAGGGTCCGGGAAGTCGTACTTTTTCGCTGACAGCATGATCGAGGCTTTAGTAATGGACCCGAACAAGAGCGCGGCGTGCATGAGAGAGGTGCAGAAGTCAATCGCCAAGTCATCCAAGAAGCTGATCGAGGAGCGTATCAGGCATTACGGGGTGCAGGACTATTTCGAGATACTACAAACAGAGATCAGATGCACCAGAGGGAATGGGGTGATAATCTTCAACGGGCTGCAGGACCACACTGTTGACTCCATAAAGTCACTTGAGGGCTTTGATATATGCTGGGTAGAAGAGGCGCAGAGCATATCAGAGCATTCACTTGACATCCTGACCCCAACTTTCAGGAAGGACGGGGCGGAACTTTGGTTCAGTTGGAACCCACGATACCAGACCGATGCGATAAAAAAACTGTTCAGAGAGAAGAAGAACTCTATTTTGGTTCATGCAGACTACCTCAATAACCCGTTTTGTACAAAATCGCTGATCGAAGAGGCGGAGGAGATGAAGATAAATGACTATGAGAAGTATCAGCACATCTACCTCGGCAAAGAAAAAGACAACCTGGACTCGCTTTTCAGCTTCACACTCCTGCACCAGTCAAACAACCGGAATGAGATCACAAACGATGGAGTGCATACATGGGCGCTGGATGTTGCAAGGTATGGGGATGACAAGTCAGAGCTTACTGTGAGAAAGGGGCAGGAGCTTTATCACAAAGAGTCATTCACGAAGATAGACACCATGGAACTCGCCGCAAAGGTATCGTACCTATACAAGAGAGAGGTCAACAAGCCCCAGGCGGTATATGTAGATGTGGTCGGAGTAGGCGCAGGCGTGGCGGACAGACTCAACCAACTCGGACTACCGGTAATCGAAGTGAACGGAGCAGCCGCATCGGATAACCCGATCTATCTCAATAAGAGGACTGAGATGTATTTCAACCTCAAAGAGTGGATGGAGAGGAATAGAGCGGTTACAGACGACGAGACGGATGAGGAACTGATGGCGATGGAGTACGAATACGGGAGAAACGAAAAGATCCAACTCGTACCAAAAAAGAAAATCAAAGATACGATCGGAAGATCACCAGACAAAGCCGACAGCTACGCGATGCACTTCGCATACCCGGTATTCGCAATAACTTCGGGTTCCGACGAAGAAGATCACATCATGGAGGATGCGTTATGGTAGAAGAGCAACAAGAGTTCAAGGGCAACACATTCGAACAGATCACGGAAGTTTTTTTACACTGGATGCCGTTTGATCAGGCGATCACAACAGCGTGGCTGTTCTGCCACTACTCAGGGGCTATTGAGCTATCTATCCCGAAAAAGCAACATGACACGGAATATGCAGAATATCTGGTCTCAAAGGGATACTCAGACGACGATGTGATGCTTGTTACCGGGGTTAGCAGGATGACTATCTGTAGAATACGCACAAAACACCCCTTATTTTGTGAGAAATAATAGGCAAAAATAAAGCAAAAAGAGGACGCATGGCTAAAGAAAACCGTATCAACGAACTCAGAGACATGATCACCGCTTCACAACAGGGGTATGACAGATACTCTCCGGTGTTCAAGAAGATGCTTAATATGTATCTCCTCAAGCTTGATGCTAAAACCATCGAATCTCTTCAACGAAGGGGCAAGTCACACCTCTATTTCCCTGTAGTAAACGGCAAGATAAAGCGAATCACTAACGCCTTTCAAGAAGCATACTTCTCTTCAAATACATTCGTAAAGATTACCCCGCACGATAACGAAGATGTACAAAAATCCGAAGCGGTACAGAAGGCAACAGACCACTATCTAAACCGTATCAACCTGTTTGAAGTGATGCAAGAGATATTCCTATACGCACCAATGATCGGAACAGTCATAGCAAAATCATATTGGGACAGCGACAAAGATAGGGTATCGATAGAGTTCAAACCCCTAAGGGATGTGCGCTTCGACCCTTCGGCGCGGACGTGGGATGATGTGCGCTATATCGTCGAGGATGTTTACCTCACAAGAGACGATATAAAAAGAATGCAGAGACAGGGGGTATTCGGACGTAAGTTTAAAGCCGATGATCTGCAAAGCACAGACGAGAGAGGCAATACGGACAAGTTCGAGCGTATTAAGCTTCAGGAGGTCTACACGCTCACCGGTAACGGCATATGGACTGTATCCACAATATACGACGAGTCTATCATGCTGAGGGCGGACGTGAAGCTATCAGACGGACACCCGTTCAGCAGGGGCGTGCTTCTCCCGCAAGTAGAGGACGAGAACGAAACAACCGCAGTCCTTATCTACGGAGAGCCCATCATGGCAGCGTCATCTTCTCTTCAGGACGAAATGAACATAAGAAGAAACCAGCAGATCGACGCGATAAAAAGACTCCTTGACCCAAAACTGATCATAGACCGAAACTCGGGTATAAACCCACTCGATATTGCACATCCAACCAAACCTATCTTGGCTAAAGACGCTGGCGGGGTAGTTCCTGTTCCTGCGCCTAGTATTCAGGCTTCGATATTCGACGTGCAGGAGATAGATAGCGATATCTCTGAGAACACCGGGGTATCGCCACAGCAAAACGGCGTAGGGCCAAACAAAAAAATGACAGCCACAGAGTCATCCATCGTGTCAAACGAGGGTAACATGAGGCTTCAATCTTACATAAGGAGTTTAAATGAGACTTTGATCGAGCCACTAATGGAGAGAGTCGCAAAGCTGGTGTGGAAGTACGGTGATGCGAAATTCTTCATGGGACATAACAGACAAGAGGACTTTAAGTGCGTAGCGAAAGTAAACACCGGTTTAGGGGCTACTAACAAAGAGATTCAAATGAACGGACTGGCTCAGTCGTTCGAGGTGATAGGAACTCTTCAACAGATGGCAGGCGCAGCACAGGATATGGACACGATACAAGAATGTGTCAACGCTGCACGGAACATCATCAGGGAACTATTGCCGCTGAACGGAATCGAGGACGTTGACAGCTATTTCAGAGAAAGGAATAAAGATGAACTTGGAACAGCAACAGGAGCAAACGGATACACAGGAACAGACGGATCAGCAGGTCAAGGAGTTGCAGCAGGCGCTAGTGGACTTGCAGAACAGTATGGGATGGCAGGTTATCCTACAGAAATTGTCGGCGGATAGACAGAAGTACTACGCGGTAGTGATCAATTCCCCGAAAGCGAATGAGAGGCTATCTGCAGCAGACAAACTCAAAATGATCGACACGCTCATCACGATGCCACGCGACATCCTGAAAACACTTGACGGCTCAACGTCAGAAGACACACTTTGGTAAGGAGAAAATATGACACCAGAACAAATGGACGCAGCAAACGCAATAGTATCAGAGAGCATGATTGGGGAGACTCCTGAACCACAAGCGCAGGAAACACCACAAGAGCAAATGCAAGAGCAGCCAATGGCAAACCAACCGCCAATGATTGACACAAACCAACCGCCCGCACTTACTCCTGAAATGCTAAGAGAGGTGATCAACGCAGAGATCAACCCACTTAGGGAACAGCTCACGGCGCAAAACACACCTGCTCTTACGGAAGAGGAAGCTGCACTCATGGAACTCAAGCAAAGACTAGGGCTTGATGGTATTGAGAACGAAAATAAAGCACTAAGGGACCAATTAGAGCAGATCAACCAGGCAAGGCAAGCAGAGAGAATGGCTAATGATGTAAGGTCATTCAAAGAGGGTAAACCCGACAATGCAGAGCAGATCGTTATGGATGAATTGAACAGGCTAGCACAAACAAACCCAGGACTTGCAGCTCAGTTCGACAACCCAGAGGGGTGGAACTATATTTATCAAGCCAAAGCGGCAGCATCGCAACCGGCACATAAACCGGACCCTATCCTGAACACAGGCGGCGGGCAGCCAGCGCCGGAGCAATCGGCATTCGATAGGATGAAGAAGGGCGAAAGCGTATCAAGAGTTGATCTCGGTATGGACATCTTGAAGTCGATTCAAGGATAACCCATGGCAACACAATCAGCGCAACTAAATATCTGGCAAGGTGCAGAAACAAAGGTTGATATACAGATATTTACCGGGAACAACATCCCAAGAGACCTCACTGCAGAGGGTATAGACGGGATAGATTTTGTATTTGCTGCCAAGTCAGACAGGGCTAAGGTTGTGGAGTCTCCAACCGGCGGAACCGGGGCTATCACCGATGGGATAAGCGGTAAGATATCTCTAACGATCAACGAGGATGCGCTTGACGGCATAAACCCGTCTGATGTAGGCGTTCCGGCACTCAAAGAGTATGAGCCTGCACCGTCACTTTTTGGGTATATCACCCTAAAATCAGGCACATCGGTGAAGGACAAAGTGTACCTGCCTGACGTAGCGATATACTTTGAACCGAAGGAAGCATGATGGAAGCAGTAGCATCACAAACGATCACCGTCGTTACTAATACTTCAAACGAGGCGACCGCCAATAGCACGACAGTATTAACCACAAACACGGTGGACGTTGCTACTTTCAAATCTAACGACTACCAGGTGGTGCCAAAGTACACACAATTTGACATAAATATAGATTCTGTGCCTGATGTGGTAAAGGACTCTATCGACAACATGGGATCATCACTGCAAACCCAGATCAACGCCGATAGAGACAGGCTCGATGCGATTGATGACGGGACAAACACACAGATCGTGCTCCTGAAGAATGCAGATCAGGCGATAACCGCAGAACTAAACGCTTACAAGTCTACCACAGACAACGCCATAGCCGGCATAATGACAGACTATGTGACAAAAACACAAAATGATCTTAGTGAAGCGCAGTTACGTACTTCCGTGTTATCAGAGATAGCAGGCGAGTACCCAACTTTAGCCTACATAGGTACAAATCTATATACAAAAGCAGAGACGGACAGCGCTATAGCCACAAAAGAGACGCTACTTAAAGCCAATATAGACACGATAGATGCAAAATATAATCAGGTTTTAGACGTATCGGTAGACGGGCAGGGTAACGCTACTTCTCAATCACTCATAACACTACAGGCATCAATAGAGGGAAACAGTGCCATCCTTGACGACCATGCAGTAGACATAGGAATACTTCAGTCACAGGTAGATGGAGTGGTAGAGACGGTATTTGATACACATGATGTAGTCAATGCTAGTGCAGAGCTTATCACTACAGCAGAGCCTTACGCTTCATGGCTTGCAACTGATACAGCTAACGGCAACGATTTGGTGAGATCAAATCATACTGGTGATACTTATGTGAAATATGAGCTGATAGACGGTGAGAAATCACTGATAGCTTCATACAGATTTGAAAAACTTGCAACACCTAACGTGCCAGAGACAGACGCAGACGGGTTTGGGTTCTTTAAGTTGATCGATTCTAGAACAGCAGAAGCATTACAGGCGGCACTTAACGCACAGGCTACAGCAGACGGCAAGATAAGCACCTACTATAAGGATACCGCACCACGCCTGACAGATACACCAGTCGTGGATGGAGTTCACATAGGTTTTGATGCTGGAGACTTGTGGATAGAAGGTGACAACAATAACAAATTATGGAGATATGACGGTACATCATGGGTTGATATGACCGATACGCACCTTGATGCAAGAGTGGATATTGCAGAAGCAACCATAGCGAGTAATACAGGCGATATAACACTGATAAACAACACGACAATACCATCTATCCAATCAGACATAACAGCATTTAAAACAGGAGTTCTCAACGCAGATTCTTCTTATGTTTGGGCAGATGCTTCAAAGGTAGTGTCTACAGAATACAATGGCAATACTCTAGTGACGGGGTTCACTATGGTAAGTGGGCAAAGTAAAGGACAGACATTAAGTAAATTCGGTATTATCGCTGATGACTTTACAATCTATAACAATACAGGATATGTACCACCTTTCAGTATCAGCGGAAACGATATAGTATTTAATGGAAAAGTATCTTTTAATAGCGTTACAGATACAGATCACTTGGCTACTCAAGATGATATCGATGAGATACCCAAACCTAATATTATTTCAGAGAATTTCGAATACGATGATTCTACCCATATGAAAACTGCATGGAGTCAAGTAAATGGCAGTGGTACTCTTTTGTACTTATCTAGCTATCATAGCTCAGGAAGTCACAGTATAGGTATGGGTGATGATTCTAGTATTGGTGATATTTGGGTAGAATATTCAAATAAGATTTTATTTGATCCGAGTAAGCTATATAAAATATCATGCAAAGCTAGACAAGTAGATGCAACCACTAGTTCGGTTTGCTATATTGGACTAGTATGCTATGCAGCAGATGGGGTAACAAAGCTAAATAGAAGTGGTTCAGATACGTATGGTTCTTCACATTTTATTGCAGCTTCAGG